TCGATGATCTTAAAAAAACAGTAGAAGCAGAAGATGTCGATTTGAGTGATCGTATTGATGAAGTGATTGAAAGAGCACAAGAAAAAATAAATGAAATTGATAAAAAAGTAGAAGAAGTCAAAAAAGTTAAATGGATGGTGATTGGAATTGGCACTGCTATTGCGATTGTGGTAGCATCAGCAACATCATTAATGGGTGGTATATTGACACCTGATAATTTTGGGTATAAGATAGAACAGAGAATAGTCCCAAATTCAGAAAACATTAAAAGATGAGTTTTATTGATGAAAAATACATTTCGTTAGTTTCTTCCAGACTTCAAAAATTCACAAAGAAAAAAACAGGTTTATATAATTTCCGTTGTAATTATTGCGGAGACTCTGAAAGACAAAAAAGTAAGGCAAGAGGATATTTATATCAAATTAAAAATGATTATAATTACAAATGCCACAACTGTGGTGTAACACGAACTCTTACAAACTTTTTAAAAGATTTAGATACAGTTCTTTATGATCAGTATGTAATGGAACGATATAAGAATGGATTGACTGGAAAGAAATCAAATACACCAGAACCAGAATTTAAATTCGAAGTACCAATATTTAAAAAAAAAAGTTTCAATCTTCCAACTATCTCAGAACTAAATAAAGAACATTTAGCAAGAGTTTATTTAGAAAAAAGACAGATACCAGAAAAGTTTTTAAATCAATTGTATTATTGTGAAAAATTCAAAGAATGGACTAATACACAAAAAGAAACTTTCAAATCGGTTCAATATGATGAACCAAGAATTATTATACCTTTAATTAAGGATGGTGAGATTTTTGGTTATCAAGGTCGTAGTTTAAATAAATCATCAAAAGTTAAATACATTACAATTATTCTTGATGATAATCAACCCAAAATTTTTGGTTGGGATAATGTTGATTGGAAAAAAACAATTTATATTGTTGAAGGTCCTTTTGATAGTATGTTTTTGAATAATTCAATTGCGATGGTTGGTGCTGATATGGATTATATATTTTTCAAAAATAAACCTGATGTTGAATTTGTGTTTGTTTATGATAATGAAAAAAGAAACAAAGAAATGATTTCGAGAGTTGAAAAAACAATTGATATGAAATATCCAATTGTGATTTGGCCACAAGACTTGAAATATAAGGACATTAATGATATGATATTAGCAGGACTTGATGTAGAAAAAATCATAAAAGATAATACTTTTATGGGATTAGTAGCAAAAGCAAAACTTATTGGATGGAAACGAGTATGAGTAATGGAACAAAGGTTATTAAACGAAGTGGAACTGCCGAAAGATTAGATTTGGATAAACTTCACATTATGGTTGAGGAAGCTTGTAGAGACCTTTCTGGGGTTTCTGCTTCGCAGGTAGAAATACAATCTGGAATTCAGTTTTATGATGGTATTACAACTGCCGAAATACAAGAAATTTTAATTCGTTCTGCATCAGATTTGATTGATTTGGAAAATCCAAACTATCAATATGTTGCTGCCAGACTTCTTTTATTTTCTGTTCGTAAATCTTTATATGGAAAACTTCAAGAGCATCCAGACTTTTTTACCCACATTCAGTCTTGTGTAAATCTTGGAGTTTATGACTCTGAAATTTTATCATTATATACAGAAGAAGAAATCAATCGTCTTGGTTCTTTTATCAAACATAGTCGGGATTATCTATTTACTTATGCCGGTCTTCGTCAAGTAGTTGATAAGTATTTGGTTCAAGATCGTAGTAGTTCACAAGTATACGAAACTCCGCAGTTTATGTATATGATGATTGCGGCAACAATCTTCTCTAAATATCCAAAAGAGACTCGTTTAGATTACATTCGTAAATACTATAATGCAATCTCAAGACACCGAATCAACATTCCAACCCCCATTATGGCAGGGGTCAGAACCCCACTTCGTCAATTTGCATCTTGTGTTCTGGTTGATGCTGATGACTCCCTCGATAGCATCTTTAGTAGTGATATGGCTATTGGCAGGTATGTCTCACAAAGGGCTGGTATCGGTATTAATGCAGGCAGAATCCGTGGCATCAACAGTAAGATTAGAGGAGGAGAAGTTTCTCATACAGGTGTTATCCCATTCCTCAAAAAGTTTGAAGCAACTGTTAGGTGTTGTACACAGAATGGGATTCGTGGTGGAAGTGCTACTGTATTCTTCCCAATCTGGCATCAAGAAATAGAAGATATATTAGTTCTCAAAAATAACAAAGGAACAGAAGACAATCGTGTTCGTAAGTTGGATTATGCAATTCAGATTAGTAGAATATTTTATGAAAGATTTATTCAAGATGGTGAGATTACGCTTTTCTCCCCGCATGATGTACCTGGACTATATGATTCTTTCGGAACAATTGAGTTTGACTCTCTCTACCTTGGATTTGAGAATAACACATCTATTCCAAAGAAGACTGTTAAGGCGCAAAAACTTATTCTTGATCTTCTCAAAGAAAGAGCAGAAACCGGAAGAATCTATATTATGAATATAGATCACTGTAATACTCATAGTTCCTTTATTGATAAGGTGAATATGAGTAATCTTTGTATGGAAATCACACTTCCAACAACTCCGATTGGACACATTGATGGCGATGGTGAAATTGCTTTATGTATTCTTTCTGCGATTAATGTAGGGAAAGTCAAAGACGATGAAGAATTTGAAGAAATGTGCGAACTTTCTGTCCGTGCTTTGGAAGAACTGATAGACTATCAGGAGTATCCCGTGGTTGCCGCAGAACGTTCTACAAAGGCACGTAGATCTCTTGGTGTAGGTTATATTGGTTTGGCACACTATCTTGCCAAACTAGGGTTCAAATATGACTCTCAAGAAGCTTGGGATGCAGTTCACGGACTTTCAGAGTCATTTCAATATTTTCTTCTCAAGGCATCAAATAAGATTGCTCAAGAAAAAGGTGCCTGTGAATATTATAATCGTACTACGTATTCTCAGGGTCTACTCCCGATTGATACTTATAAGAAAGATGTGGATGAGATTTCTAATGTTCCACTTCAACACGATTGGGATAAACTTCGTGAATTGATTGGGCAATATGGTCTTAGGCACTCTACTCTATCTTCACAAATGCCAAGTGAATCAAGTTCAGTTGTATCAAATGCAACAAATGGAATTGAACCTCCTCGTGGATATTTGTCTGTAAAACAATCTAAAAAGGGACCACTTAAACAGATTGTTCCTCAGTATACAACTCTGAAAAATAACTATACATTGCTTTGGGATATGAAATCTAATCGAGGATATATCAATATTGTTGCCGTGATGCAGAAGTTTTTTGATCAGGCAATTTCTGGTAATTGGTCTTATAATCCAGAGAATTATCCTGATAATGAAGTTCCTGTAAGTGTAATGGCAAATGATTTTCTCACCACATATAAATTAGGTTGGAAGACCTCTTATTATCAAAACACCTATGATGGGAAGACGGATGATGCAAAAGAAGAAAAGGTAAATAATATTAGTGACTTAGTAAATGAAATTTTAAGTTCAGGAGAAGAAGATTGTGAAAGTTGCAAAATTTAGAGTTCACTCGCAAACACCAAAAATGCTCAAAGGAATAACCGTCTTTAACACTAATGACGTTGATTTCAAAAAGCAACCAATGTTTTTTGGAAAACCTCTGGGAATTCAAAGATACGATTCTTATAAGTATCCAATTTTTGATAAGTTAACTCAACAACAACTTGGTTTCTTTTGGAGACCAGAAGAAATCTCGTTACAAAAAGATCGTGGAGATTATCAAACACTAAGACCAGAACAGAAACATATTTTTACTTCTAATTTGAAGTATCAAATTATGTTAGACTCTGTTCAAGGTCGTGGACCTGGAATGGCGTTTACACCTTACTGCTCACTTCCAGAATTGGAAGCTTGTATGACAGTATGGGAATTTATGGAGATGATACATTCTAGATCTTATACTTATATTATTAAGAATGTTTATTCTGATCCAGCAGAAGTGTTTGATAAAATATTGAATAATGAGAAAATTTTAGAAAGAGCAGCATCAGTTACTGGTGCCTATGATGACTTTATTAATTCTGCACATTCTTATGGAACTTCTAATGAATGGGAGTTTGCAAATGAAGGTGTTCCTTATGGAACTGATGCAAGAATTGAATTAAAACGAAAACTATATCGTGCAGTTGCTAATGTAAACATTTTAGAGGGGATTAGATTTTATGTCTCGTTTGCGTGTTCTTTTGCGTTTGGGGAACTTAAACTCATGGAGGGATCTGCCAAAATTATCTCTCTTATCGCAAGAGATGAAAATCAGCATCTTGTCATCACTCAAAACATCCTCAACAAATGGAATGATGGGGATGATCCAGAGATGCAGAAGATTGCTAAGGAGGAACAAGAATGGGTAAGACACGCATTTAAAACTTGTGTAAATGAAGAAAAACTATGGGCAGAATATTTGTTCAAAGATGGTTCTATGATAGGTTTAAATGATAAACTACTTGGAAATTATGTTGAGTGGATTGCAAATCGTAGAATGAAAGCAGTTGGATTAAAACCTGAATATGATATTGCATCAAAGAACAATCCACTTCCTTGGACTGAACATTGGATTAATTCTAAATCAGTTCAAGTTGCACCCCAGGAAACTGAAATTTCTAGCTATTTGGTTGGTGGAATTAAGCAAGATATGAAAAACGATAGTTTTACTGGATTTAAATTATAAGATTTAGGGGGCGTATGCCCCCTTTTTTTATAAATAATAAAAACCGTAGAAATGATATGTCTAATTTTTACAAAAAAGAAAACGTAAATGAAGGTTTGAGTTTTGAAGTAGGGAAGCCATCTAGAGGTATTGGAGCATTAACACCTGACGCAGCTCAACAATTAGGACCAAAAGCAGTTGAACTACAAAAGAAAAAAGCAGCAGAAGTAGATCTTCCTAACAAGTCGGGCGTTAAACTTGCAAATTCATATAAACCGAAAGGAAAAATAGTAAAAGAAGCACACTACAATCCTACGACTGGAAAAATTCAAGCAGAAAAACCATCACAAGAAGAAATTGATAAATTAGCAAAAGAAGCAGCAGCATCTGGAAAAAAGAAAAGAAAACCAGTTGGTTCAGTTCGTAAAAATAGTGCGACCTTCAAACCATCATCACCAGAGCAAGCAAAGGCGGATATGAAAAGTTGGAATGATTATTGGAGTGGAAGCGAAACAATTGATGTAGGTGCTGATGCTGGTTCTACTATTAGCGATTTCGTCCATTCAAAGAGCAAAACTTTTAAAGGTGATAGTAAAAAACAAAGAATTAAGAGAGCACTTGGTGCTTATTATGGAGCAAGTAAAGAAAGTGAGCAAAAATTTCATAATAAGATAGACAAACTTGTGCATAAAACTTTTGGTAAAAGACCAGAAGAAAAGAAAATGAAAGAAGAAATAGAAAATAGTTATGAGTGTGTAATAGAAGCACTTGTAGAATATGGATTTGCCGAAGATGACGAAACTGCAAACGATATGATTATTGGATTAAGTGAAGGTTTTATTGGTATGATATTTGAAGAATATTTGGAAGAGAAAGCAAGAGGAACTAGACCAAAGAAAACAATTCATGCATATGATGTTGATGAGACCTTATTTGGTCATGGTAAGAAAGGCAAACCAACTGTTCAGGTTCACGTAAATGACTCATCTGGAAAAAGAGTTCAGAGTTTAAGTAATCAAGATTTTAATACTCATAAACTTGATAAAGATAAGGGACATTCTTATGATTTTAGTGAGTTCCAAAGTGCTAAAAAGTTTGGAGAAACTTCAAGTCCAAATAAAAAAGTAATTAAAGATCTTAGAAGAAAGCAAGCAAGAGGTCAAAATGTTCATATAATTACTGCTCGTTCTAAATTTGATAATCCATCAGAGTTTCAGGGACATTTACAGAAGCACGGTATTGATATTCCTAAGAATAAAATTCATTATACTGGTGGAATGAAAGGTAGTGATGTTGGAACGAAAAAAGTAGATACAGCAAAAGGAATTGCAAAACAAAGTGGTGCTAAGGGGATTCATATGTATGATGATGCTGCAAAAGTTAATAATGCATTTGAGAAAGAAAAGCAAAACAACCCAACTTCTACAAAAATTAAAACTCATATGGTAAAACCAAGAGGGAAGTCGGGTGAAGTGCGACCACGGTCGTTTAGAGCAACCGAAACACAAAAAGAACAATATTATATTGATTTTGGAACTAATGTAGAAGAACTAAGAGAAGTAGATATAACACCTTACGAGTGTTGGAAAGAATTTATAAGATAAATAATAGAAAAAGTACTTTTTTAGTAAAATGAAGCAAGAGAATTTAGACGAGCTTAAAAATATCTACTTAGGTTTAGTGACTGGTGGGGAAGGACCGGAAGTATTGAGTGAGTATACCTGGGAAGAGATGTGTGAGGGATATATTACAGAAGTAAATCTTGCCGGACAAAAAGGACTTGATAAAGTGAGATCTGATATGGATGCAGAAAGACAATCTGCTACAAAATTAGATGATGCAAGAGCAAAAAGATTTGGTCCTGGTGTATATAGAACTGTAAGTCCTGCACAAACAGCAGCAAAAATAGAACCATATAAATCAAAATTTGCTGGTGCTCGTGATGCTGCTTTTGAAAAAGCAAAACAAATTAAGGGATCTCCTGTGGTTGGACCAAAACCTCCCAATAATACTGGGAATAATGGTGGATTGGGTTCTGGTGGAGAAACAACAACACCAACAGCATCAAGACCTGCTGCAACAACAGCACCAAAACCAGCAGCATCACCTACAAAACCAATGGGTGGTGCTCCTATGGACCAGTGGGCCAGAGCAAATCCAACACTTGCCGCAAAAGTAAAACCAGGTCAATCTGGATATGATACTATCAAAACAAGATTATCTGCTGATAGTGATAGAGGACCAAGCACATCAACACCTAATCCAGTTAAAGCAAATGTTCCAGGATTTGCTTTAGGAGGCAAACCAACACCAGCACCAGCACCAACACCAGCAGCAGCACCAACACCAGCAGCAGCACCAACACCAGCAGCAGCAGAACCTTCGGGCGAGACCGATAGACTTAAAAAAGCACTTGATATTAAAAAAAGTGATGTAACATCTTCTTACCAATTTCCTATGTCTAAAACACTCAGAGACCTTTCAGATTCTTATAATGAAATCTATGAAGCAAAGAAAAAACTTGACCCAGTAGGACAAGAAGATGATGATATTGATAATGATGGTGATACCGATAAGTCAGATAAGTATCTTCTAAATCGTCGTAAAGTAAGAAGTAAGGCAATTGGCGAAGCAACCGCAATGTCTAAGCGTGGTCTTGATGAACCTGCTATTCGTAACCAAATTGCATCAAAAACTCGTGGTGGTTCTTTTGCAGACAAAGCAACTGCATTAGCAGATAAAGAAACTTATGGTGATAAAAAAAAGAAAGAAGGTAGAGAGAAACTTGCTAGAAAGCAAAGAGGTGATTTCCGTGATACAACTTCTTCAAGTCCTGGTCTTCGTGGTTATGGGCATAAGTCAGATGATCCTGAAGTAAAAGCAAAGCAAGACGCAAGAGGTAATCAGAGAGCTCGTGCTGCTCTAACTCCTAATGAGAGAAAGCAACTGAATATGGAATATGATCTCTATGACCTCATTCAATCACACTTACTTGAATATGGTTTCGCAGATACGGAAGAAGGTGCAAATATGATTATTGAAAATATGAGCCAATCTTGGATTAAACAAATTCTAAGTGAAGATTGATTTATAAAAATAAATAAGTATAAGCACCTATTGACTAGGTGCTTTTTTATGATTATAATAACTCTGTGGGTTTTGAGAAAATATCTTAGGTTCTAAATACATTAAGATTACTTAAAGGACCTCTTGGCAACTTATACAAACCCGTGGTTATATAATGAAGAACCTTTTGAGACAAATGATATCCAAGATTGGTATGGGTTTGTATATCATATACGAAACACTTGTAATACTCGGTGTTATATTGGAAGGAAGTACTTTTGGTCTTTTACAAAGGATAAAGGAAAGAAAAGAAAAAGTAAAAAGGAAAGTGATTGGAAAAATTATTATGGAAGCTGTCCAGAACTCAAAGAAGATATAAAGATATTTGGAAAAGATAAGTTTGAAAGAAAGATTATAAGTCTTCACAAGACAGTAGGAAAAACTAATTATGAAGAAACGAAACAGTTATTTTTAAATAATGTTTTGATTGAAAAACTTGACGATAGTCATCCAAGGTATTATAATTCAAATATTCTTGGAAGATATTTTAGGAAAGATTACTTTAATTATGAATCAAACAAAAACACAAATAATGATGCAATGTAATGATATTGTTGGATATTATATTCAACAGATAGAACATCATTATAAAAATGGAAGAAAAAAAGAAGCAAGATGTTTACATAAAGAAATTCAACAATGGATACAAGAAAAAGAAGATTATGAAGTGATTACTTTAGAATACTTAAATGATTATCTTGACAAAACCTAAATAATCTTATATAATGCTTAAGCAGTCCTTAATAAGATTGCTTTTTTTATTATGAGATTTTGACGTGACAACCTAGAGCCGTGGAAGATGCCCCCGAGAGGACGGTATACCCCTCTTCTATACGGATGCCGAATTCTATTAAAATTAATGCTACTATCAACAATTGCTACCCTTTCAGTCTTAACTGCGTTTTCATCACCACTACTAATACCAGTGAGTGCTCCACCAGTTCCTGAAAAAGAAAGTTTAGAACTCACAATTCAAGACTTTTCGAATCAGAAAGACACCAAATCCGAAAAACTAAACATTACAGAAACGAAGGTCGAAAATAAAGAAAAGATTTGGAAATGTAAAGGGTGTAATCAAACAGAAACTTATGCTTTAGATTACTTACAAAAACAAGGAATCAAAGATAAGAATGCCCTTGCCACCATTATGGGAAACATAAAACAGGAATCTGGATTTGTTCCCAATATTTGTGAAGGTGGTGCAAGAATAAAATATGAGTCTTGTGGA